CCCCAAGAGCTGGGGCAACAGTGGGGCCCGCAACTTCGGGCACACACTGGTAGGGTACTTGCACAAGTTCCGTAGAATAAGCACGATCTTGGACTTCGGGGCAGGGCACGGCACCCTAGGTAAGTATGTTACAGAGTTCTGTCCATGGGTAAAGTGGACTAATTATGATCCCGGTCGTTCTGAGTACGATATAGTACCTAGTGGGCAGTTCGACCTTATTGTAAGCTCAGATGTGTTAGAACATATAGAGCCAGAACAGATAGATAATGTGGTAGAGTGGCTACATGACCACGCCAAGCTGTCACAATACCACCACATAGCATGCTTTGCCGCAGGAGCTAGGCTCCCAGACGGTAGACTGGCACACTTGATAGTAGAAGATGTGAACTGGTGGAAAGACAAGTTTACAGTGCCAAACTGGGATATACAGTTCTACAGTGATACCATGAAACGTAAGCGCAGCACATGGCAGAGGTCTTGCCAGATACAGACAGATCGCCTTGGATGATAGTACGCTACATAGCCAACACCCTGTGGACACAGTACCTTGGGAAGATATGCTTCAACCCGAGCTATCCGAGCAGCACTGGGAGAGTCTATACAGAAGGAGGGGTTCAGGAACCCAATACTGGCATATACGTGCGATGATGGGCTACTGCTGAAGTTCGGGACCTCCCGCCTACAGTGGGCAAGAGACCTAGACATACCTATACCAGCCATAGTGGTGGATCACCTAGATCATTACTCAGATAGACCAGAAGTGACCATGGACAACTTCCATGAGTTCTTCACAGACGTACCAAAGGTGTTTGAGATCGACTACAAGGCGGGCACGCTCAACCACTCGTATAACCTTGGACACTCTAATCAACCTAACTACGACCCGGCGGGGCTATACTGGCTAAAGGATGACCCCACAGGAGCATTGGATGAGTTCCCACAAATCGACCAAGGAGAGTACTTTCGTAGTAAGGTACGCCAAGATACCCTTAGATAGTATTAAGGGCAGGATCATAAGAAACCCAGACTATGGTGGTCCTTCCCTTAGTATTTATGGCTGGACATGGCGTCCAGAAGTATCCACAGCTAGTAAGCCGATGTTCAGGGAAGCACTGCGTGACTCCATTTCAGCGGAAGGAATTAGAAACCCTGTCGTTATTTACTCGATTGCTGAGGGAAACTACCTCAGCTTTGGCGGATCACGAGTCAGGGCCGCCCGAGAGGCAGGCCTTGATAGCATACCAGCGCTTATTAACGACTATTGTGAGAGATATCAGGAAGAACTTGAGGTCACGACTGAAAATGTCTTCTCTCTATTCACGGACGTACCTGAGTACATTGAATTCACGGCTACTGGAATAGACACGCACTACTCTTTGGAGCGCAACAGACGAGATTACTATGACCCTGCAGGTATGATGTGGGCCGGGGACGCAGACTTTATCGGTAAGGAATTTTCATGGATCAACCAACTTGAAGACTAGGAACCAAAGGTATAGGTTACAGCTTAACTCGGGCATTGATGGGGACACTGCCCTATCCTATAACTTTGCCGAGGACAAGAGCTTAGTTGCTAGGCTTGGTCCAACGCTAGGCATAGCTAGAGCAACGACTGCAACTTACTTTGATAGCGGTGGAACACTAAGAACTGCGGGCTCGGGAGTGGCTAGGTTTGACCACAACCCGAGAACTGGAGAGTCACTTGGTCTACTGGTTGAAGGGGCGAGAACGAATCTCTGTTTGCAGAGCGCAACTTTGGGAACCACGTGGACACCGGAACAGTGCGTCGTAGATAATAACGTTGCCGTATCGCCTGACGGCTCCATGACTATGGACAGGCTGAATATAGGCTCGGGTGCAGGGATACATGACATATATATTGACACTACTACCAACGCAGCAACAGACTACGCTGTCTCTGTTTTTCTGAAGAATGACGGCGCAGGGTTCGGTGGTGTTTGCTTTGGTGATGGTGGCAACAACTTCATAAGCGTAACGGCAAACCTGACTACTGGTGTTATAACCGACGAAGAAGAGGGAGCCACCAGTGGAACCATTGCTAGTTCTGGCGTCGATGATATTGGTAATGGGGTGTTCAGGGTGTGGGTCGTAGGCAAGGTAACGCCGACAGGAACCTTTGTTATTCCATTCGTAGCTGAATCTGCCGTACCAACCTACTCTTCCGGTAGAGCCACATTTACCGCTGTGGGTGGTAAGGACATGCTGGTATGGGGCGCACAGCTAGAGCCCGGATCGACTATATCATCCTACATACCGACTACGACTCTAGCGGTAGCGAGGAATGCTGATGCGCTCGCTTTATCTGACGTAACGTGGCTTTCAGCAACAGGCGGTACGGTATATTTCGATACCTCAGTACCAGACGTCGGAGATGGCAGCACTGACCACTACTTGGCAGAGTTTAGCGACGGTACTGCCGACAACCGCATTGTAATCAATAGAGACGCAGGGAATGCTTGGCAATACTATGTCGAGTCTGCCGACGTAGCCGTCGCGAATATCACAGCAGCCTCACAATTTTCCGCAGGGGACACGCCAAAGATCGCTGTAGCTTGGTCTGCAGGTGATTTCACATCTTATATCGACGGCGCAGTAGTTGGCACACCTGACGCTGCTGGAGCATTACCAACCATAACTGAAGTCGCATTCGGTGGTAGTCGCTTAGGCTCGTTACTTTGGTACGGCCATATAAAAGAGCTACGCTACTACAACGTGCGCAAACCTAATGAATTTTTAGTGAACATCACGCTGTAATGGAGGTATCCCTACACGAGAAGCAGTCGGAGGTCTTTGATGACCCTCACCGCTTTAAGGTAGTTGCTGCGGGACGAAGGTTCGGCAAGAGCTACTTAGCAGCAGTACTGCTGTTCGTCATGGGAGCAGAGACGCACAAGACACGTTCCGACGGGTCTGTAATTGATCTACTGAACGAGGTTGTCTACTACGTAGGCCCGACGTTCAAACAAGCAAGAGAGAACCTGTGGAACGTCTGTATGGACTTAGGACAGGGACTCATTGAAGGAGTACGAGCAAATGAAGGGGAGATTCGACTTACGAATGGTCGTCTCATTAGGTTTAAGGGCGCTGATGACCCTGACAGCCTTCGGGGTGTTGGTATACACTATGTGGTCATGGACGAATACGCTTTTATGAAGCCATCAGTCTGGGAGTACATTATCCGCCCAGCACTAGGACGAGCAGAAGGAGGTGCCATGTTCATAGGTACCCCCGCAGGTAAGAACCACTTCTTCGACATGTGGGACAGCGCCCTCAACGACGTAGACCCCTCGTCAGGTAAGGACTCGACTAATTGGAAGGCATTCCAGTTCATGTCAGCAGACAACCCTCACCTCACACGAGAGGAGATGGGTAGCATGTACGACTCCACATCAGTGGAGGCACAGAAGCAAGAGCTAGAAGCATCCTTTGAGTCAACTGGAGGTAAGGTATTTACGTATGAACAATTCCCGATTCAAGAATGCCCCTTCCCCGGTGAACGAGTACTGGCCTGTGACCTCGCTGGATTTGAGGCTCCCGAGGGAAGAGGAAAGACAAAAGCTATACTGGACGATCATGCACTCGCAGTTGTTAAAGTCCATCAGCAAGGATACCACATCGAACGTATATACCACGGACGATGGGATGTCAGAGAGACTGCACTAAGAATAATGAAGGCTTGGAGAAACCACAACTGTGTCAAGATGGGCGTAGAACAAGGAATCTCCAAGACAGCGGTAGAGAAGTTCCTGCTAGAGTATCAGGATAAGTTCGGGATGTACTTTGAGATACACCCCTTGAAGCACATGAACAACCGCAAAGAAGACAGAATTAAGTGGGCTCTGCAGGGCAGGGCAGACCAAGGGAAGATAACCCTAGAGTCTGACCAAGACCTACCAGAGGAAGATAAATGGATTGGCAAGTTCCTAGGACAGGCCGTGGACTTCCCCAACAAGCTGGCGCATGACGATCTAATAGATGCTGCTGCGTATGCAGTAGATCAGCTCGCAGAGCAGGGCATGGGCTGGAGTGTTGAGGTATTCGACGACTGGCAGCCAATGGATGAACTAGCAGGATACTAACGTATGGTCTCACCTACAATTACAGACTACCACAACGCCAACAATGTTCCTGAGAACAATGTTGACAAGAAGAGTACCGGCAGTGGCTTGGCTCAGTGGATCATGGACAAGGTACAGAATAGCCGTGACAGCAGAGACAACCAGTATAAGGAGAGGTGGGATGCCTACGAGCGGACCTTCCGGGGCTTCCATACAAAGCAGGATCGCACCAGAGAGGGTGAGAGGTCCAAGCTCATAGCACCAGCACTGTTGCAGGCTATCGACTCCACAGCAGCTACCATTGAAGATGCAATCTTCTCTCGGGCGCAGTGGTTCACGGCTATAGACGATGTGATGGATGAGCAGCGAGAGGACGTATCAGCTGCTCGGGACAACCTAACAGAGGACTTTGACACGGCAGGCGTCCCCGACGCCATCAGCAAGATCATATTAAACGGATGTCTGTACGGCACAGGCATTGGCAAGATCAACGTAATCAGAAAAGAGATGCGTTCGATCATCAAGGATCAGGGAGGCAACAAGGTTGTCAAGACCCTGCGCCCCTTAGTAACGCTAGAGCCAGTACCCCCTTGGGAGTTTGTCATAGACTCACAGGCACGGTGTCTTGAGGACGCCCTGTTCGTGGCCCATGAGACTCATGTTCCCAAGAATGTGGTCTGGAATAAGATCAAGCGTAAAATTTACCGGAACGTACCAATACAGAACTTCTCCCCGACCAAACTACCCCGCCCCGGAGGCGAACAGTCAGTAGACCTGACGTATGCACATAACTCCATAGATGGGTCGGTCTGGGTAACAGAGTACTACGGACTTGTACCTCTCCAGCTAGCTAAGCAATACTCGTCCTTCAAGAAGGAAGACGTGCAAGGCAATGGCATGGTAGAGGTGATAGTAACCATAGCTAACGAGCAAGAGATTCTACGAGTGATGCCTAACCCCTTCTACATGAAGGATCGGCCTATCATCGTATACCAGCACGACATCGTACCCGGCAAGTTCTGGGGACGGGGGATTGCTGAGAAGGGTTGGAACGCTCAGAGGGCATTAGATGCTGAGCTGAGGGCGCGGATGGATGCATTAGGTCTGCTCACTAGCCCCATGATGGGCGCAGACGTTACGCGACTCCCACGTAATCCGGATATGAGAGTTAGACCCGGCAAGGTTTGGCTCACGCGTGGACGTCCCTCAGAAGTTCTTGAGCCTGTTATACTCGGGAACCTAGACCCCAACACCTTCAACCAGTCCTCCGAGATGGAGCGTCTGGTACAAGTGGCTACTGGCTCTATAGAGAGCAACGCACCACTGAACAACGACCGCAGGAACGAGACTGCCTCAGGCATCAGCATGATCCAGTCTTCAGCCCTCAAGCGTATGAAGCGTACCATGTGGAATATAGAACGTCAGTTCTTGAACCCACTGATCCGCAAGTCTATGTGGCGTCTGATGCAGTTCAACCCAGAGCGGTACCCGGAGGACATGGAGTTCGTGGTCAAGGGCACCATGGGCATAGTGGCACGAGAGTTTGAGCAATCAAGCCTAGTAGCTCTACTGTCTGTTGTCCCACCCGAGTCTCCAGCATGGATGGCCCTCCTGAAAGGAGTGGTAGAGCTGTCTGGTACTCCTAAGAGAGACGAGCTGCTCAAGACTCTTGAGAAGATGAGCCAGCCCGACCCGGAGCAGGAGAAGATCAAGCAGCAACAACAGCAGCAGTCCATAGAGGGTGCGCAGGTTGCTATCGACAAGGACAAGAAAGAGATCGAGAAGCTCGATGCCGAGATAGCCAACATCAAGGCTAAGACAGAGCATGAGAAGGTCAACACCGATCTCGAAGACGAGAAGATCGACATCCAAGCGGCTAACGCAGTCATAGGACGAGAGAAGGCTAAGGCAGCCCACAAGCAGAACGAGAACGCTGCACGTAAGATAGAGGTGGACGCCAAGCGACCTAAACCAAAGGGGTAACACATGAAGAAAGAAGACCAAGCATACTTTGAGGCCATCACCACGCTCACTGCATATCCTGAGTGGGGGATAATGGTAGATGAACTCAAGAAAGAAATTTATCAGGCTCAAGCCAACGTGTTCCAGCTAGACGGCTGGGATAAGGTGTGCGCCGCCCGAGGATGGGTAGGTGGACTGGCTTATATAGTCAACATGAGAGATAACAACATTAAGGCAATGAGGACAGCTCAAGCAGAAGCAATGGCTGCACAGCTCGATGCCGACGTATAACTACCGATGTGATATACATGGGGAGTTTGAACTACATCAGAAGATGGTGGACCACGCAACGGGCGAATGCCCTACCTGCGAGACTGAGTGCCGCCAGATACTGCTAACGCCGCCTACCCTCGATACTGAGGCGATGGCAAACATAGGGATGCCCGGAGCGTTCGACAAGAGTGGAGACCGCATGACTAAACGCCACCTTGAGTCCGAGCAACACTATAAGCACCCCGGCAAGGTGCAGCAATACCGATAACCTGTACACCGATCCTCGGGAGCAGGCTTAACCAAACCGTACACCCTAGTCGGGAGCGGTTAACATTAGAGGAGTCATAGACATGGCTAACTACGCAGATTATTTGAAACCGGAAGAGAAGCTACTAGATAAAGAGATCAACGCCGCCGGAAATCAGCAGGAGACTAGAGAAGAGTCCACACCTGAGGTTGACTGGGAAAAGCGATACAATGATCTAAATGTGGCTTATAGCAGACAAGGACAGCAAGTAGGAGACTACAGGAAGTTGATTGATGGCTATATCTCCACCCCGGAAAAAGAGCCCGATTCGATTGAAGTAAATCCCATAACACCGGATGATATTTATGAGAATCCTGATGAAGCAGTACGTAGAGCTGTTGATTCACATCCCGTTTTCCAGAAAGTCAACGACCTTGAGAAGGAGTTGAACGAAACGAAGGCTGCTGCCATAAAGGCAGAGTTTGAAGGTCGTCACCCCAAATTTGAGGAAACAGTTGTCTCTCCGGAATTCTCTAACTGGGTTTATTCTGACCCGATGCGCACAGAACTAGCAAACCGCGCAGCTCAGTCAGATGTTCACTCAATGGATGCCTTGTTTACTATGTACGAGAATGACACCGCACCTAAGGAAGATGCTGGTGACTTGATCGACGAGATAGGATTAGAGACCGCCACAGGCACTGAAGAACCCGCACCTGACCGCTACTCACGTAGTGATATGTTGCAGAAGAAGATCAGAGCCAAACAGGGCGACCTCGAAGCCGACGCATATGTGAAGCGACACGCTAGCGCGTACCGCAACGCAATGCAACAAGGGAACGTCCGTGACTAACCCTTAATTTTAACCACTACCACGCAAGAGGTGACATAATATGTCCGCAACCTTTGCTGCAACTAGTGCTATTGGCGTTACAGCCGCTGGTAATTTTATTCCAGAACTGTGGTCCGATGAAGTACTAGCAGCCTATAAAGCTAACCTCGTAACACCGCAGCTGGTCACGACTATGGATTTCCATGGGCAAAAAGGTGACACAGTGCATATTCCGAGGCCCACACGTGGTTCTGCTACTGCTAAGGCAAACGAAACGCAAGTTACACTCATTGCTGAGTCTAACACGGTGTTCGACCTGAGCATTAACCAGCACTACGAATATTCACGTTTTATCGAAGATATCGCTAAGATTCAAGCACTTGACAGTATGCGTCAGTTCTATACTGACGACGCTGGCTACGCTTTGGCAACGCAGGTAGATACACATCTGCATTCCCTCGGCGCATTGCTTGCAGGTTCTTCCGCAACCCCAACTACTGCTGGCTCCGCCTATTCACAGGCTGAGATCGGTAGTGATGGTGCCACAGCATGGAACACGGCATCCTCGGGTAACGGCGCAGCCTTGACAGACGCTGGTATCCGCAGAGCAATCCAAGAGTTGGATGACAACAACGTACCTAACAGGTTCCGTTGCCTCGTCGTTCCACCCGTTGAGAAACGGAAGCTCATGGGCATCGCTCGCTTCACAGAGCAAGCCTTCGTTGGTGAAGTTGCAGGTAGCAATACCATCCGCAACGGACTCATCGGTGACATCTACGGCGTACCCGTATATGTTTCCACGAATGTAGCCACTGTGCAAGCTAACGACTCTACGGCATATCGTGCCTGCTTGCTCTTCCAGAAAGAAGCATTTGTTCTGGCCGAGCAGCTGTCTCCACGTTCACAGACGCAGTACAAGCAAGAGTTCTTAGCTGACCTCTACACCGCAGATATGATCTACGGTTACGGTCAGATGCGTCCGGAAGCTGGCGTAGCTTTGATTGTTCCTAACTCATAAGAGGAGTAAATCATGGCGATTGAATCAGCAACAGCATCAGCAGTTGGACTGAATGCTCTCAACGAGCCCCGTCAGTTTCAAGAGCTGTTTACATGCATTCCCTTTACCTTTACCTTCGACGAGGATTCGATTGGGTCTGGTGCCTCTAGTGCTGGTGACGTAACTGTCACTGGTGCTGCTCTAGGAGACTTTGTTCTCATAGCAGCGCGCATCGATCTGGTAGATATTCATGTTCAGGGCTTTGTTCAATCGGCTAACACCGTGACGATCACTGCCACAGATTTAGGTCTGGGAGCAAATACTACTCTAAATGGCAACACTACGTTTAATGGCCTTGTCCTTAAACCTCGTGAAGCTTGGGCAGTACAGTAAAGTTTGTGGGGGAGCGAAAGCTCCCCCCATTCTAAGGAATATATGTCACAGAGACGCTACAAGCTAGTTAACTCACATTCGATACTCAGCAGTCCTGTCTCGATTTCGCTGGACGTAGGAAACTCTACTGACGAATTTTCCGACATTCTTACACTGCTAGATGGAAACATCTACCATATAAATGAAGAGGTCAGTGCGCCCGGCTGGACCCTTACATGTACATTTCACAATCAAAGTGAGGTGCGGGGTTTAACGGCTAGACTGAAGTATGAAGGTGGTTCTACTCATCACGCCAATATAGACATATACAACGTCGTCACTTCAGCATGGGATACTTTTATTACAGTCACAGATGGAGACGATTACAATATACGAACCATCATAGTACCAGAGTCCCACAATTACACAGATGAAAACCACGTTACTATCGTACGCATCAACCACCCAGATTCTGGTAATACGAGTCACGATGTATACATAGATTACATTGGTTTATTAAGCTAAAAGGTAACACAATGGCAACACAGCTTCAGATCGTAAACAAAGTCCTGCGCAGACTGCGTGAAGATCAGATCAGTGGGCTAAGCACCAGCACGTATGGGCAGCTCATCGGGTCTTTTCTGAACGATGCCAAAGAGGACATGGAGGACGTGTGGTTCTGGGCAGTCAACGAGGTAGAGATAGATACCAGCATACTAGCAGACGGTACTCGCTCCTATGACCTCACTGCGACTACGGACAGATCGTTCATGCTGCGCAACGTAGCAGACAAACTCCCCATGGCTTACGACATCACGTCAGGGGAAGAGGCACAACTACAAGATATACCATACAAACAACTACGTGTGTGGAGGAACACCTACCAAGGTACTCCCCCCACAGACGGACGACCTACCCTCTTCTCTATTATCCCCGACTCAGATGGCAGGGGATATAGCTTAGAGATGATGCAGGGCTCAAGCACTGCCCGCACGTGGCGCACTTACTGGTATGCTCCACAGGCAGAGCTGGACGTGACAGGTACAGATAACGACACAGTTATACTGCTGCCCGAGCGTCCCCTGTATCTCAAAACCCTCTACTACGCACTCAATGAGCGCGGAGAGGAGATGGGAGAGCCGGGACACATCATGGAGAAGAAGGCAGACGACGCACTTGCAGCAGCCATAGAGCTGGACACACAAGTCAACAAGAAGTCTGACGAGAAAGACATGACTAACATAGAGCTTCTCAGGACACAGCAGAGGGGAGACTACTTCTAATGCCGACTCCCCGCTCTCACGGAGGAGCTGCTCTACTACCCTTTAATATCCCAGCGCCGGGAGGCGCGGGACTTAACACAGAGGTAGAGAGTGGACTCATGCCACCGGCATGGGCTACTGTACTGAAGAATGCTGTCTACGACAGCTCGGGCAGACTATCTGTACGTAAGGGATGGGTATCTCAGACCGCCTCAGCAGTGGCTGGGGTAGTAATGAGGGTACACGAGTATGTCAAAGCAGACGGAACATCAGAAACAATCAGCTCCACAGACGCGGATATATTCAAAGGTGCAGCTACGCCGACGTCAATTGAGGGCACTCTCTCGATCTCAGAGGGAAACATCAAGTTTGTCAACTTCAATGATAAATGCATTGCGTTGGGTACGGGAACATCGGCCAACCCTTCCGTTTACACTGGTACTGGTAACTTTACCACTGTTACTGTGGCTACTGGTACAGCTCCTACTTCTGGTATCGGAACTAGTGCATTTGGTAGACTTTGGGTAGTAGACGCCGACGGTAACACCATACACTACAGCGCACTGATCGACGAGACTAGGTGGGCGCAGGCAGACGGTGGTGGTACCATCAACATGTCTAAGATATGGCCTGCCGGACAAGATCAAGTAGTAGCTATCGAAGAGTTCGCCGGTGACCTAGTGATCTTCGGAAGAAAGAACATCGTTATATGGACTGACGGACAGGGCAGTGACCTCGGCATCAATCCTCTTATCATGTACGTGGCAGATACAGTACCCGGAGTGGGCTGCCTGTCACAGTTCTGCATAACACGTGCGCAAGGCGACATGTGGTTCCTATCAGACTCTGGCGTGCAAACGCTGAGCCGGGCACTGCAGGACAAGACTACTCCAACGAACAACGTAACCAAGAACATACAGTCCCGAGTGCTGGACTACATAGTACAGAACTCTACGTATGACGACCTGACACTGGTACACTCCCCCAGAGAGGACTTCGTTCTTCTCCTATTTCCGGGGAGCAACAAGGCTATATGCTTTGACACCCGACATGCGATGGAGGACGGGACTTACAGAATAACAGAGTGGGTCACAGACCTACAGACTGCTACGTACTTCAAGGACAGGGAACTGTATGGCAGCATCACGGGTACAGTAGGTGAGATACAGAAGCATCTACAGTTCGCAGATGATGGTTCAGCCTACGACTTCTCATACGTATCTGGATGGCTAGACTTCGGACCAGAAGCTAACGCTTACCTGAAGTTCGTCAAGAAGATGACCACGTTCGTCTTCCTTGAGGCTTCTACAGAGGTTAACTTCAGCCTGTTCTATGACTACAACACTGCGGCCAGAACAGAGTCAGTCAGCACCGCTGGTGCGGCTGGGGGCGGTCTCTTCAACGTGTCAGAGTTCACGGGATCAGATACCCTAGCTGCTGACATTGGGTACATGGACCCTAACGGCACGCCGTTGGTAGAGACAGAGTACGGAGGCGGTGTGGGTCTTAGAAAACTGCATGTATACGGTCAGGGTGCAGGACAATACCTCAAGGTGGGCTGTAACCTAAACACTGCGTCTTCTAATTTCGCACTTCAACAAATAAACATTTACGCTAG